ATCCTTGTTCTCCTTGCTTAAACGCGACTTAGCAGTCTTTGCCTTAATAAGGTTTCCGACAATTTCTGTTCCATCTTTTTCTTTTTTCTTGCTAAGATAAATGATGGTGCTGGCAGCATACTTAAGACCAGAACCACCGCCCATCTCTTTAGTAGGAACATAAGCACCAATGACATCGTAGGTGTGGTTGGTAACAATCATAGGAATGTTAGCCTGCCCCAGTTTAAGTGTCAACATCCGGAACGCACCTTTAATAAGTTGTGATTTAGTCATGTCACGAACTTGCTTTTCGTTGAGTGCGTCGGTGATCTCCTTCTCTGTGGAAAGCATACCAAGAGAGTCTAATACAAACATGCAAGGTTTGCGCTCATCTTCAGGTTTTTTTAAGTAAATATCGACTGCTTTGAGTGCCTTACTACGGAACTCTTCAACAGTGACAACATTCACCACTACTACGCGATCGAGAGGTAATCCCCTGCTCTCAAGAAGAGACTTATTAACTGCTGCTTCAGTATCAAAATAGAGACAATACCCATCAGGATTACTGTCAAGGAAATTTTTAACGACAGCGAGACTGAAGAAAGTTTTGCCAGTAGAAGACTCCCCAGCAATGGCAGTAATCTTATTCCCAGATACACCACCAAATATACTGCCTGAAATAAGTCCGTTAAGAATATACGAACCCGTGTCCACAAAACTTTCACTTTCATCAATATCAGAGGCGAGTTTGGTAAAGTCATCACCAATCTCTTTTACAATTTCTTTTAAGAAGTCCATTAAATAATAAATCCGAATTGTTCACGAGCAATTTTTTTGTAAGGTCCGCCTGGATTCTCCTCACGAATCTCCTTGATAATCTTTAGTTTTTGATAGAGAGAAGTATCTCCACCAAGACGAAGAGCACCAATAATAGTGCTCAGTTCTTTGTCGTTAATAGGCAAGTCCATTTAAGCAAAAAATAGTTCTAGGTTTACAGTTTTTTCTACATTCCATCCGATTGCATCAAGGATTGCCTTCAATGGTTCAACAAAACTCTTTTCGAATTGTAGGTCATAGTCAATGTATTTGTCAAGACCAAGTTCGTGTGGGAAGTCCTGAATGAATGAGATCACATTCTCATGAATGATGTTTGGTTTCTTCAGGTAGAGGAACTTGATTTTCTCTCCATTGGCAATGAGAGAATATTTATTTGTCAATTTTTTATCTTTAATATGATGATTAAAGAGAAGAGCACCTCTGGCATGAATCGGAGTTCCCTTGGCATAGATGTTTGAGTGAGACTTGTACTTCACAACATCAGACACAGAACGAGGAAATGCAATATCCTCTGGTGGAAGTTTTTTAAACTCAACACGACACTTGTCAATAAAGTCAATTACATCTTCTTCTGTTCCACTCATCATGAGTTTGAGACCGTCCTTAATCATCTTCCTACAAGGTGCAGGAGTTGATGATTTGACTGCCTCAATACCCATCATTTTGAGTTTAGGTTCAGAATACTGAACACCCTCACTATTCCACACGTTGAGAATATATCGCTTCTTCGCGGTCCAAATTCCACGCTCTGCAATATTCTCACGCTTCATTTGCATTTTTTGGTCGTATGCCGAAACATACGACGCCAATTCCTGATAAGACTTATCAATAAACGGTTCAAACTTATCCTGGCAAATCTTGTCAAGTAACCCCACAATTGCTGTTTTGTCGCCAGACTTATTACTAAAAAATTTATCAACAAGAGGTCCAAGATTAAGATAAATTGAGTCGGTGTCAGACGCAATTACGTAATCCTCTTCGGTTGTAGACAACAGTTTATTTAGATACTGGTTCATCTTATTCTCAATCCAACGGATAGAGACTTGACCAGAAAGCGTAATCGCTTCCGCATTGGCCAGTTTGTAGTAACGGAAATATTGATTACCGATAGCACCATATGCAGAGTTGAGTTGAATCTTGCGAGCCATCTGAATGTTGTTGCATCGCGCAATCTCTTTCTCCAGTGCCTTAGTTGGAGTCTTTTCATAATCTTGCTTTGCCTGAAGCATCTTCTTTTTGTAGATGGTGCGATCCTTGTAGATCTTTTCCATCAGTTCTGGCAGGAATCCACGGACATCCTTCCGATACATAGCACCATTGGCACATACCGCATTGTCCTTATACATCTCAAAAGTCAGTTCTTCATTAAGTATTTTATCAACTGTTGCCGATGGGTGTCTGGTGTCCTGAAGCGTCTCTGGTGAGATGTTGTATTGCATAATAAGGTGAGGATACAGACTGTTAAGGTCAAAACTAACAACCCAATCATACTTTCCCGGAATCGGTTCTTTGACATATGCCCCCGCATACTTAGAATCCTTGTCAGACTTTTCTTTAGGCGGAATTACAATGTTTCTCTTTTTAAGATAGTTGTAGATAATCGCATCCCACATGCGAACCTGAAAGAACACATCATTATAGTTTACCTTGGCGTCATATGCCATAGTAATCGCAAGTTCAATCAGTTTCATCTTGTCTTCCATACGGTCAACAAGTTCCACGTCAATGATATTGTATTCTACAAACTTCTGCCACCCGTTAGTATAGAAATCTTTGAACGTATCAAACTCAGAGTGATCAAGTTTCTTCTGCCCAAGTTCCACACTCGCAATGTAATCCAGTCGATAGGATTCTTGCGCTTTATAAGTAAACTTCTTATAAAGATTTAGGTAATCAAGTTGTGTAACTCCACCCACATCATAAGAAATGTGTTTACGACCTGCAATAAATGTTTCACGTTCCGTAACAAGACCCCAGGGTGACATGCGTTTCATCAACTTCTCACCCAGAATGCGTTCGATACGGCGAACTAGATATGGCATATCATACAGTTCACTGTTCCAACCAGTCACTACCTCTGGTGTATTGTCCTCAATCATCCACCAGTTAATAAAGTCATTCAGAAGTTCATACTCAGTTCTGAATCCTTTGTAGATAACATTCTCTTGCTTGCTATTGAAAGGTCCTTGACCCCAGGTGCGAATCTGTTTAGTGGTATAGTCCTGCACAGTAATGAGGAGAACCTCTTCGGCAGCAGATTCTACATCAGGGAATCCATTCTCTGATTTGACCTCAATATCAATCGTGGAGATTTTGATTTTGGTAGTATCGAACTTAATCTCTTCTTCAGGATACATCTCAGAAATATACTGATAGATGTATCGGTCATTGCCATAGATCTTGAAGTTCTCTACGCCATCATACTTCTTGATAAATTCCCTACAGTCACGAACAGTGCCAGGCTCTACCGATTCTACACTCTCCCCTTCAAGGGTTTTATATTTCGTCTCTCGCTTTGAGGGCACATACAGCGTAGGATAGAACTTCTCCCTTGTCGCAAAGTGCCTTCCATTCTCATAACCACGGACCAAAAAGTGGTCACCGACCATTTGAACGTTGGTGTAAAATCTCATTATGAATCCTTTGGTGACGAACGTTGGTCTCAAACTTCTCCGTGTGTATTATAGCACTCTTTCCGCAAAATTCCTCAAATGCGCTGATGAACATGGCAAAATAATGCCAGTGATTTGGGGGAATATACTGCGGTGACATGCACACGAAGATGTGATCAAAATTGTAATTATCGAACTTATAATCTTCCTTCTCTACATTTATATAATTAGGAACAACTTCTGCATTGAATCTGTTACGTCTTTTATTTCCACTATTCTTGTTTCCAATCCAGGTAAAAGATTTTAATTTATTATGTCCTCCTAACCAAGCACCCCAGTTTCCCTCATGAACTCTATTGTGATTCATGATTTCATAAAACTCTGTTTTATATGCATCCTCCTCAGGCATCTCCATAGTATAGTCGCCACCAAAAACATCATCATGATGATCTATGTTAATTAAGTCAATGTCTTTGTAATCAGCAATGCTAAACAGAATTGAATCATGTTCATAACCAAAAGAGACACTATCGCAGTTGCGAA